TTGAAAGGGGAGAGATATTATTTGACCCATCATCAAAGTAAGTTGTTATCACATAAAAACTACGGCCAGCCGTTGAAAACCCATGAGCAACCATTTTTAACTTATCAGTAATAATTGACGACGTTACAAACGTGTCAATATCTGATGATGATATTTTATTAAGCTGAAAATTAGACAGCATCATGACGTTAAAATCGCCAGCTGGATTTAAGTTAATGAAAAATATATCATCACCGTTTACCCACACTGTATCAAAATCAATTGCTCCAACATTGTGGCTGATATCTGTCCGTACATTTAAAGGCGATGCCGTAGCATTAGCTGCATCATAAAAAAACTCTACGGTTCTGGTGCCTATGTTTGTCACATGGTTTGAATGCTTTACAATAAACACAGAATTATCTGGTGCTATTTCTGCGCTGATAAAATCTAATGATCCCCAGGATGTCGGGTCTTCAACCGAGCTATTAAAAAGCTCTCCATTAGTGGCACCTATGTACAAAGTTCCGTTAAGTATTACGCCGCCTTTAGTTATTTGCAAAGGTGGTGTTTGGTTTGGCGGAAAATCTAGGTCAGATATAGAAATTAGAGTCGTGCTTGCAGCCGCCGTTATATACCAGCCCTCATTATTTTGAGGGTCAACTATAACCAGGTTGTCACCGACCTCGAAGATATAGACCTTATCCGTGCCAGATGTTAGTGTTGCTGCCAGTGGGTTGGCGTAACTGCCTTTGTAAACCGTGTCATCATTAACAAAATACCTCGATGAAACTGAGTCCCAAAAGTATATTCCTCTGCCTTTAGTCTTTGCTACTGTAGCGCTGGAATCTTCAAAAATATTAATTGACGGCCTTTGTGTTGCATAAAAACGACCATCTGAATACTTGTTAAAAATAGCATTAGTAGTCGAACTTGACGCCACATTAACTATGCCGCCGCTGAAGCTATCAATAGATAAGTTAGTGGTTACGGGTATCCTGGCCATTAGAATCCCTCTGAGGGTATTTCAACAGGCACATAATCAAGCGCCTGCATTTCGCTTATGTCCTCAACAGCTGAAGCCGCAGCAGATAAAATTATAGACACCACATCTTGAGGAGGAGTAAATAATGTAATTCTTGATGCCGCTGTCAGCGCTACAACAGGGTTAATAAATTCATCAGGAACATTGCCAGATATTGGCCACGACACAAGATGACGAGCATTTAAAGTAGCATAAACACTGTCATATGCAGCTTCTATTATCGTAGTATCGTTTGCTTCTGGCGAGGCATCACCGTCAACTACTTTCATCGCCTGTAAAGCAAGCAAACCAATGGCTGTTTTACTCGCTGGCATCTTCGTTTTCTTCGGCTAGTTTATCAGCTTCAATTTGCTCTTTTGTTCGCCGAGTTCGCTTAGGCTTTTCGGCTTCATCTTCAGTTTCCAAGCAAACCGATAAATAACATATTCGTTGCATTTTAGATGCTTTTTTTAAGTCGGTGACTTCAACAGGCTCACCCTCAGTAAAAAAATAATCATATTTTGTTAGCGTTTCGGCCATACCTTCAGCCGGTGTGTAAATAAATTTCATATTATCGCCTTAAAATTGGGAGTCCTTTCCCATTTTTCGATTAATCCAATGCAGCTGCACTATAAATAGTGACGACGCCATGATCAACTTCGTTAGTTGTACCCGTTTGAAATAGCAGCTTTTCAACGCCCCGGAACTCTTCAACACCGAAACCTTTTATAAAGCCATAGTCTCGGGTATCAGTAGTAGTCTTCATTCGCTTACCCCATGCAATACCAAGAGCCTGAGCGCCAAGCATAAAGCTTACCCCAACTCTCGCGCCCGCTGCACCAGCAATCTTTAGGCTATCCGCCGTTGATGCCGCACCCCATGTACCTGCGGCTGGATCAATAAATTCAGAGATTTCAGGCACCTCACGAATTATTACACCGTCCCAGATTATATCACCCGCTTTAAAAAGAGGATTATCCTGGCCTCTAGCCAATGCATCACGTTGAGCATTTTGAATAACTGCATCATCTTTAAGGTCGCGAAATGCGAAAGTATCACAGAACATTACGAAAAATTCTTCCTGTCCATTAACGCGGATAGGCTTCATTTTTGGATCAGCTGTGCGAGCTTTCCGTCGAGCTAAACTAACAACCGTTGAATCAAGTATGTCGATGCAAGCAGGTAAAGTTAAAAGGTCTGCTGTATGCGAACCTGTGGGAGTTGTGCCAACATACACAACACGGTCAGCATTATCTACTTGCCATGTGTCATGTTGCGCGCCTGTTGCCGTACCGTAATCAATTGAATTACGTGAGTGCAATGCCTCATGTATATCTTCGCGCAGCAAGTCCATTGCCCAGTTTTTAAGCTGAGTTCGGCCTGCATTTTTAATGTCAAATGCTGTAACCTGGCTTTCAAAATTATCAATCACGAACGCATTACGAACAACCGAGATAGTAATCTTATGAGAAAAGTTACCGATTGCTTCTTCGTTGCCTTCCAGAGTTCCTGTGCCTACATTAGTCGCTGTCATGCGCCCAACTAGACTCATAGTGATAGCATCACCCGGCATTTTACCCAGGGTTTCATCAATCTGAATCGCTGCGTTTTCGTCGGTGCCCATGTATGCAGAGTACTGATTTTCACGCACATACTCTAAAAATACCTGGTCGTCCCATTGTTCAGCTCTGTTACCTGCTGAGATTGCTGTATTAGCCATTGTTGTCTCCCGACAATAATCTAGGGCTTATTTTTTGCCTAGGATGTTTCCTAATGAGGTCGGCCCCGCCCACGTTGGTGTTTGGTTGCCGCCCGTCGCCGTTGCTGTAGAGAGCGTTTGAGGTAACGCATTATTAATCGCATTATCAACATCAGTTTTGGTTTTGTCAGCATATTCTGCCTCTAATTCCGTGCGCATTTCAGACCTGAGTTTATCCTTATACTCTGCCATAGAGTTTACCCCTTTAAACTCATCGTGAGTTTTGGCTTGCTGATAAACAAATTCATAAGGATCAGGCGCGCTCATAGCTTGTTGAGCTAAAACCGGATTATCAACAACCATTTCATTAAAAAATGTCTTATTCATGACGTCAAAATCGTCGTGACGACCTCTAGCCTGTGACTCTGACATATTTAAAAAACGATCATTAAATTCAGCTCTTATCTCATTGTTGCCATAATCAATTGCCTGATCGGGGTTTACATAGGCATCTGGCCTTTCGACCGCCGGAGCATTTAAAACCTCCAGCTTGCTTTGCAATGCCTGGCGCTTACCCTTTTCATCATATGCTTTCGTTTTATACGCTTCTAGCTCTGACCTAACTTGGTCTATTTCTGATAATGCTTCTGGCTTAGTTTCTTCAGCCGGTGGCGCTGCTTGTTCTTCACCCGTCTCAGTTGCTGGCTGTTCTTCTTGATTCTGTCCTGTCTCCGTTTCCGGATTTACCTGATCATCTTCAATAATAACCGCATCAGCTTCTAAACTTAAAACTTCGCTTAATGGTGTACTCATCTCTCTCTCCAAAGCCCTTCAAAGTCGGCAGCACTTATAAAAGCCCGAACCCCGGCAGCGGGTGCGATTACTCGCGTTATAATTTAATACCTTCTCTTAATTGTTCATTTTCAATTGCTGTTTGTATTGTTTCTTGTTGCGTTTTAGCAGACTGAGATTGCTTAAGTTGAGAGTCTGCACCGTCTTTTTCAACAGCTGCGGCAACTGCTTCAGTTTGCAGTTGATCAAATGCGGCTTGCTTCTGAGCTTGCGCTTCTGCTTGTTGGGCCAGCTGCTGTTGTGCGGCTTCATCCTTGCCCTCAATGTCTTTAAGCAGCTCTTGCTTGTTGCGTAAATTAGACGCTTTAATATATGTCTTATTGTCAAATGTAATCCCAACACCAGCCAAAGCGATTAGATTTTCAAACTCTTCTTGCTGGATTGTTACAATATCTGGCGAATCCTCAATGATAATATCAACGTCTATTTCTGACACCTTATTTTCAATTTTGTCAGTCTTAACATCTAATCTAGGATCATTAGCAAACTCTTCAGGTATGCCACCCATTTCTTTTTCAACCAGCTCACGCACAAGCATGCGACGATTAAGGCCAACAAACTTAGCATTGTTTTCATTGTCTGTGACACGTATCCAACGCTCCTCAGTCCAGAACTGCTTAATTCGGTTCCACCAGGCTTTATAAACTCTCATCTCCCATTGACGCTTTCCATCAGCCAAGGGGTTAATCTCTATTTGCTGGCCATTTTGCTGAGCAATTATAGCCCGGCCAGATTGATTTTCTGCACCGGGTGAGCCTTGAAATGTTGCTGTACCATTAGCTAGTGCGGCTTGCTTCGCCTCTTGCAGCAGCTGAAATTGACCTTGAGCCATATCACCAGTTGGCAATACACCGAAATCTCTACCAAACTCAGCGTTTCCAGATAGCTCAACATGTCCATCAGGCTTAGCTAATTCGCGCTTTTGGGCACCTACACCGTCAGGAAATGCACGCTTATTGCCAAAAGTTTGACGCTGACTAACTAAATGCAACATTTTAGACTCACGTTTATTGATTGAGTCCTGTGTCTCAATCATAAAGCGAGGCTCGCCGAACCGGTTACCATCACGATCAATATAAGCGGATTGCATGATCATCCCATTTTCTGGCAATCCGTCTTCATCTTTCCAGGGGGCTAAAATTGGGTCTAATAAAAAACCAGATTTGGTATAAAACGATAGGTGCCAAAGTCCTTTAAATTTGAAGTATATCTGTGCGATTCTAACGCGCTTACGCTTTGAGTCTACCCAAGTAGTCGGCTTATCCTCAAACGTGTCATCAACCGCTGTGCTCATAGTTGAGTCTACAACGTCACTTGACTCGGGAAAATTGCGCTTAACATTTTCCGCGTCATCCCAGATTATAATACCGGTAAATAATGCATCACTGAAATCTAATTTGCGGCTGTGGAAATCCCAGAATAATCTATCCCACTGAATATTGGGCGTTTCAACTTCACGCTTTTTGTTGCGACTTACAATGACTTCAACAGCGCCAGTCCCTTCAATTATATAATTTTCCCAAAATGCTGAACGACTTACATCAAAGCTCGCATTATCTGCAACATAACGCAACGCATCAGTAATAGCGGCGGCATCTTCTTCATGATTTGGGGTGCGGGGGTATGCTTTAGGATCGGTTCTTATTTGACGTTCATAACCGCGTAAAAAATTCATCTTTTTACGGATTACATTATTTTGTATGGGTGCTTGGCCTCGTTTTCTAAGCGTTGACAGCTCATCGTCTGTTAGCTGCTTGTGATCATTGTAGTCACGATCACGCTCATTGAGCTTACGGCCTGGTCTTGTTTGCTGCTCGAACTCCTCAAAGTACGAAACGAGGGTAGCATGAAGCTCTGGGTCTTCATCCGCCCTCAGGTTTTTGTTATGGCTAGTGTTATGACTAGTGTTTTCTGCCTGTGCATGTTCCGGCATGTTCTGTTGTCCTCACGACAATAGATGTTTTGTGTATATTAGTATATTTAATTACGGTTGTCTAATTAAGCTCAACTATCTGTATATTAGTGCCTCCCCATCCAGTACCGAGCTTAATAATCATATCCTCTTCATTTATATTATTAATTAAATCATGAAAATCTTCTAATTTCAAATTGCTTGACTCCATATCTTCTTTATATTGATCATGTTTACTTGCTTCAAATATTATTGAATCTAAGTCGCTAGATGCCAAAAGCCCTTCTGGCCCGTCCTCTTGATGCCACCATATAAGAAATATATAGTTCTTTCCTCTGTAAATCATACTGCCCCCAAGTATCGCCAAAAGTCACTTAAGATTAAGATTTTAACGTCATTAAATGATTTTGCACTGGGATCATAAAGATAAGAAAATCTTAGCTTTGCTTGACCAATTTTTATGATGCATGATAATTGCCTACAAAAATTCATATTATTTTCAACATCTATATATTCAATATTCTTGGGTTCTAAACTGTTTTCCATGATTCATTGTCATCATCGTCTTGAAATCTTTTATCCCAGCTATCGGGAGCCTTTTTATTCTTCGGCATTGCTTTAGTCCATGGTCGACTCATACAAGCATAGCGCCATTCATCAGCGGCATGATCTTCTGCGGTCGTGTCCAGGTCTTCCGCTCGGCGCTCATCATGCTGCAATACCGGTATAGTGCGTATTGAGTCTCTGCACGTACTAAAACAGTATATCATTGGTGTGCCGTCATTTCCTTCTATCCTGTCTCGCATTTGATCCCAGCCGCCAACGTAGCCGCCTCTTGCTGTTCGCTTATTATCCGCTCGCTCAAAGTATATTGGATCCATACGCTCTTCAATGCTTGGACCACCATCTTCAGTGAATATTGCCGGGTCAGCAACAGAGTAATCTATACGCTCATCATCAGATTCTCTTTCCAGTATGCCTTCAGCCACTTTTGGAGCAGTAAGCTTTAAACCGGTATCAGGTATGCTTTGACCTCTGTCATCATGCTTGCAGCCGTACCACTCACGATATCTAATTAACGCGCCTCTGGGTAATACCTGGCCGTTATGTATATATTCATCGCCAACAACTGCCCACCATCCTGCACTAAACGGTTTTGCGCTACCCCAGTCAAATGACCTAAATCTTAACCAATAATCAGGGACTTCAAACGGTTCAAGTATATTTTTAGTTGTCCACTTATCAAAAAATGCACCTTCAACTATGTTCCAATCGCCATCTTTCATTGCTTTAACAAGCGCATCATTGCCTAGCCCATCAAGCCTATTTTCATAATCCGGATCGTCTTCAGTCATGCTCGGGTTGTCAGCAAGTTTAGCCGGTATGTATTGCCTTAACATTCCCCCTTCTTTTTTAGTCATACGTTGAGGCTTTAAATCTGCACATAAATCAACAAACAATGTTTTTACCCAGCTATGCCCAACACCGCCAGGATTGCTACCGCATATTATCCGAGGAAACTGGCCTTTATACTGCTCAGGCAGCTCACCAAGCCCTACAGCTCTTACCCTGCCGCGTAAAAATCGGTAAATAGTGTCAGTAAAATGAGTAAGCTCATCTATTAATAATACGTGTATTTCAGCCCCTTGATATTTAAACCTATCCTTTTCGTGTTGGCAGTGGCAAAGGTATATTTTTGATTTATTCCAAAACCTGACTTCACCGTCAACAATCTCACAAAATCCATTGTCTACCCAAGGGGATAAAATAGCCCTAAAGCCGTTTGGCCCTTCTAAGTGATTTTTAATAAGATCAGATGATACACGCCTAAACAGGTAAACTTGAAGCCCGGGTATTGATGCACACCAGATAATAGCAGCGCAGCGCATTAAGTGAGATTTACCCCCACCAGCTGCGCCACCGTATAACAACTCAGTGGCATTAGTGTTTAGAGCAATAGCCTGCTTTTTATGTAAATTAAGATTTATTGCTGGTAGTGACATTTAATATCGGGACCAGTGGAGCATCTGGATTGCCTGATAATTCCTGCTTGTCTGAGTAACCGTGTTTTGTTAATCCAAGCTTTGTCATGGTCGCATTAAACTTGTTAGTTAATCCGCCAGCAAACAAAATTAGTTCTTGACTTTCCATAATTTCTTCTAAGATGTCCGAAAATTCCTCTTTTCCTTCTTCCTCTGCCCAGGCATAAATGGTTGACCTAGCTATACCTAAATGCTTCGCCAGCCCTACTATCATGGGAATAGGCGTATCTTCAGTTGATTTAAAATCATTTATATAAGAATGCGCTAATTCTAAAAACTCTGGTGTGTATATTGTAGGTCGTCCGGCTGGCATTAGTGAGTAACTCCAATATCCGAAACATCTATATCACCCTTAAAATATTTCTTATTAACCCGCTTCTTCATAAGCTTATACTTACTTACTACTATAATCATTAAGTGATTTCCCTCTTCAAATGCCATCCCTTGCCCGTTTTTATCAAGATAAGGATCAAGCTCTTTTAAAGTTAACAAAGTTTCTGGCAGATTTGTTAAATCGACCTCTCGTTTTACCTTTATTTTATCCATGAAATATCCCTCTGTCTCTGTAATCGCTGATTATACTCATGTCGTTACGCTTGATGATTACCTGTATCTGGCTTTGCATTGTCTCGCCAGTTGATAAGGTTATTGTATTTGTTATTAGGTAACGGCCATTATCGCCTGTTATACGGGCGGTAACAGTCGTTGAATCGTTGGACTCACCAGATATAGTTAGACCTGAGCCATTTTCTAGCTCCCAGACACTGGTTGCTATTGTGTCGCTCCCAAGCCTACCAATATAGTTAATCGTGTAATCAAGGTCTGAATCCTCAAACTGACTAAATATGGGGTTTGGATGAGTGGCTAAAACACTTCTTTTGTGGCTCATGGTCTTATAACCTGAATAGTTAAAGTAATTATAGCATATATTAAAATTAGCTATTTAAACTTAAATCCAATTGAAATCATATTGGCCGGTATATTTTTAGATACTTCATCTTCACGATTTAATATATTACGGCCATTGCTAAAGTGATCTAACGACAGAATAATGCTGCTATTTTTAGAGCCCGCCAGCTCAATTCCAATACCAAAGTGAAAATTTCCACGTTCACCATCATTCAGCTTTTCTTGAAAACCAACTATACCAGCGGCTATTTTAAATGTATTACCGTATTTATTTACCTTGTAGACGTAATCCAGGCCAAAGCCGTTATTTTTTATAATGCTATTGTTTAAAGTTACAAAATATGGAGATAGACAAAAATTACAATTTTCCTCTTCAACCTTCATTATAAATCCATACATCCTATTAGGATAACGGCTAGAGCTTGTTTTTGGGAATCCACCAGCTTTGTATATTAATGAAATAGGTGATTCAGCTCTTGCGTTGCCTGATGCCATTATCATTAGTGTTGTT